TCGGGCGCTCGGGGATTGTTGGGACCAGCCCTCCCGGCCGAGGGTGGAATGTGGGGGGTGAGTTAGTCGCGGAAGGCGTCGTAGCCGTAACCGGACACGACCTCCGTCACCGTCGACGTCAGGTCGTCGTCGCGGGTCGGGTAACCCGAATAGCGCGGGCCGATCCTGCGGCAGTCCCAGCCCGCAACGACCAGGGCGGTGTCCACGAGGCGGTCGACACGCTCCGACAACCAACGTGCCTGCCGAGCGTCACGACCCACACAACGCACCATGAACTCGAAGCCGTAACGCTCATGACGCCGCGGCATCCGATGCTGGGCGCGGAGAGGGTCGGACAGGTACACGACCACGTAGCCCTGCGACGGGATCGTGTCGACCTCGGAGTCGAACACGTGCGCCACACCCTGCGCCTTGATCGCGCTCTCGAGAGCCGCCTGGTGGTCCCGTGCGCTCACAACCCGACTCCGTCCAGCCAGTCGTTCATGCGGTCAACGAGACGATCCTCAAGGCCCTGCGCCGCCTTCTGACCCGACAAGTGCGGGCGCTGATTCTTCGACCCGAACTCAAAGCTCATGCCACCCTGCGGCTTGCTCGCGTCCGGGCCAACCTCAGCCTCAACATGCAACGGACCAAGCACCTTCGTGGAGTACGTGATCGCGTCCGGGTAGTGCTTGCCGTGCTTGCCGGCCTTCACGCGGGCATCCTCACGCCATGTGTCGCGCAACGCCTGTGCCTCGTCCGCCACCGCCGACCGCAACGACGCCGGGTCGTTCAAGTCAGCCGTCATCTGCGCAAGCTGGGCACCAAGACGCACCCACTCGCTGTCGTCAACCCTCACGACGGCCCCGCATCATGGTCGACCAGCAGCCGTTGCGCCGTCTGCCAGTCCTTCTCATGCGCAGCCGCGACCACGTACACGTTCCCGATCAGGTTCGGGTTCGCACTAGCCGTGATTTCCGCACGGTCACCCGGCAGAAACACACCCGCCGACACCGGCACGTGCAGGTAGTAACGCTGCACGACCCTCTGTGCACCACCGGCCTCAGGCTCGGCCTCAAACGCCTGGAACGTCTGCACCTTGCAACGACCCTCGTACACGACCGCGTCACCGTCGACGTACTCGCCTGACTCCTCGTCCCACACCGACTCGCCAGCGCGAGCGATGCGAGCAGTGGACGTCATCAGCGACTCAGCGTGCGCCTTCAGGTCAGGTAGCGCCGCGGAGATCTCGTCGGCGATGTTCACGGGAGCGGAATCCACGTGTCAGGGGTTAGCCACGTGTAACCCTCACGGCGGGCTGCGAGCGTGTCGTGAGTCCATGCGCCCCGCACCGTGGCGGTGGCGAGCAGATCCCACCACTCGTCACGGATCGTCACCCGGCCAGAACTGGTCGAGTACCGCTTCGACACGCGACCGTCGTCGACCGCAATGTCCACGCTCGTCAGGTCGTCGGGGCGGCGAACCTGCGCAACCACGGCCTCGCGCACCACGTAGTCGAGCCGGTCCTGGTTGAGCACGGTCAGGTCCGGGTAACGCACCCCGATCAGCATCAGCGCGTCGCTGATCCACAGCGACCACTGCTGCTCCTCCGTGCTCCCCGGCGAGGGGGCGGGACGGCCAAGTGCGGCCGCGATATCCGTCGTGGTAACGGCCATGACCGTCCCGCCTCCTTCTGTCAGCTACCGGACTTGTCGGCGGCCGCCTTCTTGGCCGGCGCCTTCTTGCCGCCCTCGACGGTGAACCCGTACGCCGTGTAGCGCTCCAGGTCCGTGTCGTCAGAGACGGTGAACGTCGCCCCGTTGGGGTGCTTCACGGTCGCCATCTCAGGCCGCCGCGCCGCGCAGCTCGACGTACTGGTTCTTGTCGCGGACGATGAAACCGATCTCGACCTCGGCCCGCAGCGCGAACATGTTGCGCTGCCAGAGGTTGAGGGTCGTCCCACCGTCGTTCAGGGTGGCCTGGTCGGAGAAGTCGACCCGGATGCCCTCGACGACGCCGTACATGGCGTTGCTCCAGTCACCGGCGTAGCCGATGCGCGGGGCGGTGCCAGCGCCGGCGCCGTCAGCGTCGGCGGCGTACACGCCTTCGGTGAGGTAGACCGGGCGGCCCAGCAGGGCACCGATCGAACCCTCACGCTGGAGGTCGTTGACGAACAGCGGGCGGCCGTTGCCGTCCACCGAACCGAGCGCGACGGCCTCACCCTGCGGCGAGAGCGCCCACCCGGTGTTGCGGCCACCAGCGGCCGCGATCGCGGAGTTCACCGCGATCAGGTCACCGAAGGTGCCGTCGGCGTCCACGGTCAGCGACGGGATACCGGCGAGAGTGTCGAAGTTGCTGCCGGGGGCGGTTCCGCCGAACACGGTCTGGTCGAACTTCTTGGCCAGCGCGAACGGCAGGCGGCGGGCGAGCTCGGCGTACAGGCCGGGCAGGTCGCGCCGGAACTGGTTGGAGAAGGGCTCGATGACGGCCAGGGTGTAGCCCGTCATGTTCTTCTCGCCGAACGTGGACCGGCTGACCGGCTTCTCGTCCGTCTCCTGCACCCAGTCGGCCACCGGGTCGCCGGTGATGACGGGGATGGTCAGGCCGCCACCGGGCAGGGTCACCCGGCGGGCGAGCTGCATGACGGCGGACTGGGTCACAGTCGTGCCCCAGATCTCGGTGGAAAGCTGCGGGGGCAGGTTCACCCCAGCGGTGGTGCGGTTGATGTCGATTCCAGCCATCGCTGGGACCTACCTTTCTTGCTCAGGTGGGAGTGTTGAGACGCCCCTCGAAGAACTCGGCGAACACGTCGCCGCTCCTGCTCGGGGCTGCCCCACGACCGCCCTGGGTCGGGTCGGGCGCGGGCTTTCGGGGGGTGCCGATCAACGCCAGGAGGCGGTCGGCGTCCTCAGCCAGCTCGTCCTTGGTGTCACCACGGAGCCGGTCGACCAGGTCGACGGGCAAACCCTTCTCGAGCGCGATCTGCTGACGGGTCGCACGCGCCTCGTACTCGGCGAGCCGCTCCTGCGCCTCCTGGGCAGCCTTCTGGGCTTTCTCCAGGTCGGTCAGGCTCGACTGCTCGATCTCGGCGAGGCGGGCAGCCAGCGCGTCGCGCTCACGGCGGGCGGCGTTGCGCTCCCGCTTCATGGCGTCGATCGCCTTCTTGCCGGCGTCGCCCAGTGCAGCGTCGGTGTCATCGGTCTGGGCGTCCTGCTCGGGCGCCTCTGCCGGCTCGGTGTCGGGGGTGGTGGTGTCCTCGGACATGGTGTGGCTTCTCCCTTGCGGAGTCCCCGACGCCGTGCGCGTCGGGTGGGTTCTTGGGGGCTACTTGAGGTAGCGGTGCCGCTTCATCAGCCGCAGCAGCTCGTCACGGTTGCCGTTGGCCTGCCGGGCGATCTCCTCCGGCAGCAGACGGGACCGGCGGTCCTGCGCCGAGGTGGCCCGCGGCGTCCAGCGGGTGTTGACTGCCCGCCCCATGACGTACTGCCGCTTCTCAGGCGGCGCGGCGCGGATCAGTTCGGCGGCGTGCTTGGTGAAGATCCGGTCCTGCTCGTCGGCGGGCAGGCTGTCGAAGTAGCCGACTGCGTCGAAGGTGACGCCCTCGCCGTCCTCGAGCGTGGTCGGCACGTGCACGCAGTCGCACAGCGGGTGTCGTTGGAAGCCGGTGTTCTTGCGGAACTTCTTGCCCGCCAGGATGATGCAACGCGAGCACGACGGCGGGTTGACCTGTCGCACGTACGCGGTCACCGCCGGGGTGACCGCCATCTGCAGCGCCGAGCCCTGTCGGCCCGCGTCCTGCACCTGCGAGGCGACCATGCGGTCGAAGCGGAAGCCCTCGACGTCAGGCAGCCGCGCCTTGTCGAGCAGCGGCGCGAGCGGCAGCCCGTAGGACGTCCACCCGGCCAGCGTGCGAGCGTCTGGGGTGGCGAACGTGTCCGGGTCGATACCCTGCTCCACCAGCGACTCAGGCACCGACCTGGCGCCCTCGATCGCCGCGGCTGCCTGGAAGCCGGCGACGACAGCCGTCAGACGCGGGAGGCTGTCGAACCGCAGCCGACGGGCCGCGACGACAGCTCGCGATGTGATCTGCTGCTGCGCGAGATAGTGCTCACGCGCCGCGGTTAGTGTCGCCACCGTCGAACTCCCGCAGGACGCGGTCGATCACCGGATCGGACGCCTCGTTGTCGAACCGCTCCGCCTCACGCTTCATGCGCGACTCGGACCAGCCCATCTCCTCCCACGCGCCCTCACGGGACAGCACAGGGGCGCCACCGGTCTGCTTCTGGATCGCGTCAGCACGCGCCGCATACGTCGGCGTGGACGGGTCGTACCACTCCGCCACGATGCCGGAACCGTCGACCCAGTTGCCCGTGTCGATCCGGTGCGCCAGGGCAGCGACCCAACCCCACGGGGCGTCGAAGTCACGCTGCACACGCTCGGCGGTCGCCACGATCTCGCCCTCGTCGGCGCGGATCGCGTCGCCCGAAGGCGGGTTGGACGTCGACAGGCCGAAGTAACGCAGCGGGAAACCCGTCACCGCGGCGGCCTGCTGCGCGAGCATCTTGATCGTGTCGTGGAACCCGGCGAGGTTAGCGCCCGGCAGGACGCCGACCTTCACCTCTGGGTTTCCATTCATCCACACGGACCCCGAGTGGGCGTTCCATGCGTTGATCTGGTTGCCCTCGGCGTCGACGAAGTCCTCAGGCTTGACACCGAGCGCGTACTTCTGCTGCCGCGCCTCACCCTCCATCGTGACCTGCATGTCCATGAGAGTCCGCGAAGCGATGTCAGCGAGCTCGGCAACGTCAGCCATCTCCGACACGCCCGCCCAGTTACCTGAGCGCCGCCGGTTCAGGAACATCACGATCGGCACGCGGCCGAGGTTGTGCGGGTCGCGGTTCTGCTCGACCCACTGGCCCTGGTCGAACCGCTCCAGCCAGATCGTCTCGTTCGGCAGGTACAACGTCGCATGGGACGCCTCCACCTCGCCTGGGCGGGCTGCCACCAGCCGCAGCGCCGCGTCGATCTGCTGCGTCCACGGGTTCACCCGCGCCGTCAGCTCACGCGGCGACTCCACCCGGATCACCGGCAGACCACCCTCGACGGCCGGCGCACCGACCGACACGAACGCACGCCCGTAGATCAGCGCATCCTTGTGCACCAGCCCCGACTCCGAGTCGAGGTTGTTCGCACGCCAGATCTCACCGAGCCGCTCGTCCGCCTGGTCCTCACCGGGCAGGTAGAACGACCGCAGCCGCAACCGGGCGTTGATGACGTCCACGACACGGCGGGGCCACGCCAGGGTCGCCTCGTAGTCACGCAGCCACGGCTGCATGTTGTGACCCACGAACGGCACCCGGTAGGTGCCCTCGTAGCGGGCGTCCCACTCGATGTCCTTGGCGAACGTGCCCCCGTGGCGCAGGGCGAGGTCGTCGAACAGTTCACGCTGGGAGGCAGACAGCAACGGGGCGCCTCCTTCCGGCGTCAGGTGAGCACGAACATGCGCGAGTCAGGCTTCTGCCCCCACCCGGCGGCGCGGGCGTCCGCAGCAGCCTCATGCGCGAGGACCGAGGTCACCGCGGCGTCGATCTTGAGGTTCTGCGCCGGCTTGCCGAGGGTGTAGACGTCCTGCCGCTTGAGCAGCTTGCGGGCGTTCCGCATGTGAGAGGTAGTGATCGGGCAGCCGTCGTGCGTGATCGCACCCGACTTGAGGTCAGACTCGAACCGGCGAACCGCCGGGAACATCCGAGACAGGGAGTTGGTGGGCCAGGCGACGAACCGTTCCACGCCCCAGCGGGCTGCCCACTCCTCGATCTCCGTCTCCCACGACGTCTCGTCATGGAAACCGGGGTCGCAGTAGACGCGCTCCACGTCGTAACGCTCGAGCACGTCCTCCCAGGCGACGCGCACCTGTGGGCGGGGGATGTGGCCGTCGCTCAACGTCGGGTCCCAGATCGTCGGCAGCCGGTCAGGGCCGAACCGGGGCGTGAAGATCAACCCGTCGAACGTCTCCAGCTTGATCGCCGTAAAGTCCGACACCGCCGACCCGTCGAAACCGCCACACACCTTCGTTCCCGCGGGAGGCTCAGGAAGCCAATGCACCGGCCCACGCGCCTTCCCACATACCCGGAGGCAACCACGTGCCCTGACCACGCACCAGCCGGTTACCGAAGAACCGTTCCGCCTGCGCCGGGTCCGTGTCGATCAGCTCCGCAGCCTCAGCCTCGATGCTGTCGATGTTGATGTGATCCGCGCCGGCATAGACGTACGCCAGGATGCGGCGACGCTCACGAGCCACCCGGAACGACAACGGCGTGCCGTCCTTGTGCCGAGGACCACCCGGACCGTCCGGGTCGCGCCAGTACCGCCACACGTCCGCTGCGGGCGACTCCAGCGTGGTCTGCGCGTACGACGCCTCCGCAGGGTCGAAAGCGTTAGTCGTCTCGAACGTGCGACCACCCATACCGGCTGCACCACGGCGGATCGTCTCAGCGACCTTGCGCAGCTTGTTCGTGGCCGTGTAAAGACCCGTCTCGTCGAGGTAGCCGTCAGAGACAGGGTTGCCGAGGCGGGACATCGCCGACGCCGTGATGCGGTCGATACGGTCCACGTCCGGGTCGTCGCCCATGCCCAGCACGCGGATGAAGTTCTCCCGCGGCGCCAAAAGATCCTTGAGCGGGCCAAGATGGATCATACTGACGAGCGGGCGCCAGATGTTGTCCACCTGGTCCTCAGACGTCGCCATGATCTGCACCAGCGGCGACGGGTGACGCTCACCCATCGGCTCACCCTCGAGGTAGGGATACTCCCACCCGCACGGGCAACCATTGTCGTCGCAGCGGTAGACGTCGCCCTCACGCGCCCACCCGCAGAACTCCGACGGGCCAGCTGCCGAGAGTGCCGCATCCGTGGCCGTCATCGGCCCCTTGCCCATCTTCTGCGGCGCGATCACCTGGGTACGTCGGTACACGAACGCCTGGTTCCGCAACGGCCTCGCCGGATCATGCACGATGCCAGGACGCACCCGCCCACGGTTGGCCGTGCACCACTCCTGCCACGGGTACTCCACGAACCGGGCACCACGCAGGTGCCGGTCAGGAACCCGACAGTGCTGCGCCTTCCACGCCGTCCACAGGAACCCCAACGTCGGGAAGTCGACGTCGAACTCAGGCGCCTCCACCGACCGCACGCTTTCGGCGAGCCGTCAGCTCGTCCTCAGCCGGCGTCGGCTCCGGCTTGGCCTCGACCTCAGCACGGCGCTCGCCCACCTCGTCAGCGGCGACCGCCCAGCCAGCCTCACGCAGACCAGCCTGCGTCACCGCGGCCTGATCGGCGAAACGGTGGATCTGGCCCAGCATCGCAGCGTTCACGTCAGCGGCCTCACCAGCCACCGACAACCGCACCCACATCCGCAGCGACCGCAACCGCCACCGCTCCGAAGGCTGAGACCACGCCCACGCCTGCGGCCACGTCCACGCCTCAGCCCACAGGGCGAGCTCGCGATCGTTCGCATCCGGCAAACCGAACTCCGGCACCGGCCCGTTATACGGGGTCGACGGCAGCGCCGTGAACTTGATGCCCCGACGCTCCGAACGGCCCGAACCGGGGTTAGGGGCGGGGCCAGACCTTCCGTGTCCTCCACGGCTCATATCCATCACTCCTCGAGCGGCATTGCGCCACCGTGGGTGCCCTCAGCGTTGCGCCCTGGGCAGTTGACATGTCACCGAAACGTTTTGACCCTCCGCACCTCGGAGCGGCCTACCCGCGGTCCCTTGTCGTTGGGCCGAGTTGGAGGCGCCCCCTGGGGTTATGCGTGACTTGCTCGACCTGCTTCGGCTCGATTGCAGCGTCTCGCGTGTTCTGGGGCTCGTTGCGCTCGTTGCGTCGTGGTGTCGCGGATGTCGTCGACGTGCCCTAGGTCGCAGTCGTCTGGGTCTGTGATCGGCTTGAGGCAGCGCCAGCAGATGACGCGCTTGACGTCTCGTATGGCTTGCTTCCACCCCTCCGACTCCCTCCGGTGGGGGGTGTCGTACCCACGCCGGTATGCGGTGGGGCGGGTGTGTGTGGGGCATCTACCGCCGGCGGTGAGTGTCGGGCATCCGGGTTCGGGGCAGACTCGCAGGGCTGGCATCTCCCCACCCTTCGCACCCGTATGCGCGGTGTGGCATCCGGTCGACGGGTAGTTGTCGCCGGCAGAGGGGGCAGACGTTGTCGGGTAACTGGTCGTCGGGGACGGTGTGCCAGTTCACGCGGTAGCGACGGCCGGGTGGTCGAGGACGGTGCAGGACCATGCGCCGGCGAGTAGCGACCGTTCGGCTTCGCGTGAGTGGTGCCGGCAGAGAGTGAGCAGGAGCGGCCCGTTCTGCCAGGCGTGGGCGGCTCGGGCACAGCAGCGGTCGCATGGCGTGAACGGCATCGCTGCCTCCCGGAAGTTGTCCCACGCTGCTGGCCGGCGTCTCTCAGGTGGTGCCGTGTTGGCCCGGTGTGGTGTGCGCGCCAGTGTGCGTGGGT